TCTTGAGGTGGCAGAGGAAAAGGGCCGGTTGCCGGTCAAAACTCTATTCGTTGATCAGGAAGCCGAATGGCAGACCGTAATTGACCACATCCGGGAAGTGCAGAAAGATCCGCGCGTCGACATGGATTGGCTGCAGATCCCGATCAAGTTATTCAATGCGACCAGTACCGACGAGGATTGGTTGCAGTGTTGGGAGCCCGGTCAAAACTGGATGCGGGAAAAAGAGCCGGAAGCCCGGACAGAGAACATTTACGGCACTGATCGATTCGCGGCATTGTTTGGCGCCTACCTGAAAACCCATTACGCCAATGAGAAGGCGGTTATGATCAGCGGTGTAAGGTGCGAAGAATCCCCCGGTCGTTTGGTGGGGCTCACCAGCTTTGTGACCTACAAAGGCGAAACGTGGGGCAAGAAGCGCGATGTTGCCCGAGGTCACTACGATATGTACCCGCTGTACGATTGGAGCTACACCGATATCTGGAAGGCGATTCACGATCACCAATGGCCGTACTGCAAAATCTATGACTACCAATACCAGCACGGAGTCAATCTGCAGGATATGCGGGTGTCGAATCTTCACCACGAAACCAGCATTGCCAGCCTGTATTATCTGCAGGAGATAGAGCAGGACACATGGAACAAGCTCACTGAAAGGATGTCAGGGATAAGCACGGCCGGTCAGATGAAAAGCGAGGCATTTCAGGTTAAAGAATTGCCGTTCATGTTCGATGGCTGGAAAGAGTACCGGGATTTCTTGTTAGACAAGCTGATTACTGACCCGGATAACCACGAATTGTTTGCCAAAAAATTCAGGGAAAATGATCGGGATTTTGACGGTATCTCACCCCGTCACGAAAAGCGGATGTACAAAGTTCATATCGGCGCAATGCTGGCGAACGATTACCACATGACCAAAATCAAGAATGCGATGACCAGCGGGGTGTTTATGGCCTATCGCCGTTGGAAGCAGGGCAAGCGAGTCCCGCAACGCATACTTGATCAGATGATGAAATGAGGGAGCCCATGACGGACCTGATAACAGAAATCGAGAAACACTTGGTCAATTACTCGAGTGATGCTGAAAAGATCGCGTTTTGCGAAGAGATCCGCGATCAACTCCATGAGCTCTGTCCACTTAAAGGCCAGCCGGTTGACCGGGTGCGTTGGGTGCCGATTGAGAAGGTCGCTCCAAATGATTACAACCCGAATAGCGTAGCAGGCAAGGAAATGTCCCTGCTGTATACGTCGATCAGCCACGATGGGTACACTCAGCCAGTGGTTACGATCTATAACGCCGAGCGGGATCTATTCGAGATCGTCGATGGCTTTCACCGTTATTACACCTGCAAGACAAACCCGGACATTCTCGAAGCCAACCACGGCATGCTGCCAATCGTCGTCATTCAGAAAGATATCAACGACCGGATGGCGTCAACGGTCAGGCACAACCGGGCCCGCGGCAAGCATAGCGTTAATGGAATGAGCAGCATGGTATTCAACATGTTGGATAACGGGTGGGATGATAGCGCAATCTGTAACGAGCTTGGCATGGAGCCCGAAGAACTTTTGAGGCTCAAACACATTACCGGATTCAGCAAGCTATTCGAGGATACCAGCTACAAGAAGGCGTGGCAGACCCGTAAACAGATTCTTGCTCGCAAAGCGCACAGGGATCAGGAGAAAGCTAATGGATGACACAAACGTGTATACCGCCGAAGAAAAGCCGAAGCGAGGACGCGGCCAGCCAAAGAAGCAACTCAGCGACGCGCAAATAGCGCAAGTTGAGGCGCTGGCTTCTGTTTTGACGAAAGGGCAGATTGCCGATTACATGGGGATGTCGGAGAACACCTTACGCGAGAGGGAGAGAGAGGACGAAAGAATTGCTGAGGCCTATAAAAGAGGTAAGTCAAAAGCCATTGCATCAGTAGCCAGCAACCTGCTCACACAGGCCAGAGCCGGCAACCTGACCGCGATTATCTTCTATCTCAAAACGCAGGCCAATTGGCAGGAAACCAGCCATGTAGACCACACCACTAACGGCGAATCAATAACGGGAATCGAGCGTGTCATCATCGACGAAGCTGAGGATCAAGACGCCGAGATGGGCTAAGCCGTTAATAGGGCCCCGCCGTTACAAGTTCATCAAAGGCGGGCGGGGCTCAGGGAAATCACACGAAAGAGCAGAATCAGCGATAGAGGCGCTGATCATCAATCCCAACTGCTCATTGGTTTGTATACGGGAAATTCAGCAATCACTCCGGTATTCCGCAAAACGCCTGATTGAAAAAAAGATTCGCACCCTTAAAGTTGCTCACCTGTTTGAGGTACAGGACAACGTAATCAAGTGCCGGGGCGGTGCCGGGATAATCATTTTCCAAGGCATGCAGGACCACAACGCCGAATCAATCAAATCGTTGGAAGATTTCGACATTGCATGGGTAGAGGAAGCTCAAAGCCTGTCGCACAGATCCATTGCCCTGTTGTTGCCGACGATCCGTAGTGCGAATTCAGAGATCTGGTTTACGTGGAACCCGGACCAGCCAACGGATGCTGTGCAGGAATTTTCCGACCGGATGGAAGAGTCCGACCCGGAAGGCCGCAAGCACGTAACCATTCATGTCAATATCGACGACAACCCGTTTGCGCCGGATACCCTACAGGAAGAGCGGGACAACCATAGGCAGACCAGACCAGATGATTACGACCACGTATGGGGCGGCGGTTTCAACTTCCGCAATGAGGCCATCGTGTTCGCGGGCAAAACAAAGGTCATGGCATTTGAGCCACAGCCGCATTGGGATGGTCCGTATCACGGTCTGGACTTTGGCTTTGCAAATGATCCGACCGCGGGCGTGCGGGTATGGATTGGCGACAATATGCTGCACATCGAAAAGGAATTTGGTGGCGTTGCGCTTGAGTTGGATGATACGGCAAGGCTGGCAAAGAACGAGATCCCCGGCATTGAGGATTATGAAGTGCAGGCCGATAGCGCACGGCCCGAATCGATCAGCTACCTTAAACGTCATGGATTGCCGCGGATCAAGGCTGTAAAAAAGTGGCCGGGATCAATTAAGGATGGCATCGACTTTCTTCGCAACTTTGACATAATCGTAATCCATGAGGATTGTAAGCAAATGCAGTATGAGGCTCGCCACTACCGCTACAAGGTGGATCGCAAATCAGATCAGGTGACGCCGACTCTGGTTGATAAAGACAACCATTATTGGGACGCGGTGCGTTACGCGCTTGGCAATATAATCCGCCGGCCCAAGAAAAAGACGAGGATTTTGTAATGAGTGATCGCTACAGCAATCGGCTTATCCGGTCTATTTGGGATCGGCTACTCGGTAAAAGCCATGACGGTAAGCGGGACCGTTACGAAGTTTTTGGCTGGCAAAAGGCCTTGAGGTCAGAGAATTTCGTAGGGCTGTATCACCGTAATGGTGTGGCATCTCGAATTATCCGGGCGTTCCCGCAGGCAACATGGGCCAGTCACCCGGTAATCTGTGACGATAGCGATGATGATGCCAGTGGTTTTACTCAGGCATTCGATGACCTGAATAGGCGGCTGCGTATCATGCACTACCTTGAGCGGGCCGACAGGCTATCCGGCATTGGTCAGTTCGGTGTGCTGTATTTGGGATTCGCTGACAACGCGCAATTACGCGATCCGGTCGAAGGCAATGCCCCGCTGATGTACCTGTCGGCTTATGGCGAGTACAGCATTGAGGTCCAGCAATGGGACATGGACCCGCGCAGCCCCCGGTTCAATATGCCAACCCTGTACACCCTGCAGACCGGGCGCACGGCCTTGGCAACCGAAACCAGCGCGTCCCGGTCAATCACCGTCCACCACACCCGGGTATTGCATCTGGCTGAGCAATTGGATGACGACGAAGTATATGGAATCCCGCGATTGCTCCCGGCTTACAATTACCTTGAGGATCTGGAAAAGGTCTGTGGTTCGTCGGCGGAAACATTCTGGCTGGCGGCAAACCGTGGAATTCTGTGGTCTGCAGATTCCGATGCTGAGTTCGACGAGGCCGACAACCAGCGGCTAAAAGAGCAGGCGGAAGAATACGACCACCAGTTGCGCCGTTCGATTACCGCTACCGGGCTATCTGCTCAAGTGTTGGGCAGCGATACCCCGTCGCCAGAAGCCAACGCCAAAACCTTGCTGATGTTGATTGCCGGCACCTACGGCATGCCACAGCGGATCTTGACCGGGACCGAATCTGGAGAGTTGGCGAGTACGCAAGATATCACCAACTGGAATGTACAGATCGACAACCGGCGTCAAAATTATGCGGGCCCCCGGATACTCCGACCGCTAATCGAAAGACTGATCGAAACCGGGAATCTGCCCAAACCAAACGGTCAGTTCTATAGCGAATGGGATAGCCTCACCAGCCTGTCGGAGAAAGATCAGGCCGACATCAATAAGGTCAAAACTGATACCCTAGTGGCTTACACCAACGCGATTGGCGCGGATCTGCTTGTGCCGCCGCGGGAATTCCGTGCTGATTTTCTTGGCATGTCAGAGGAAAGCGAATATCTCGAAGAGGACGAGCAGCCATTAGACGAAGGCGACGAGGATGTACAAGCAGGTTTTGGTAAGCCCCCGGCTGGCGGTGAAAACGATAGCGACGAAGATGATGTGCAAGCTGCATCTTAACGCGGAGTTTCGTAGCGACCCGACCCGGACCAAAACGCTACGCCGGCAGTTCGAGCGCGACATGAATAAGCGATGGGACGCAATCATCCGTGAGTTACAGGCCTTTATGGAATCCGAGGGCAATCTTACTGCCAATCGCGACTATGAGTTTACGACCGGACCCCTCAGTACCGTAGCAATTCTTGATTTTCTGACTGCAGCCATTGACGAGCAATTGATCGATGCCGATGAAGCAGAGCGGATCATTCGTGAAAAAGGCGTAAAGCCTGATCCCAACAATTGGATAGAGGGCTATGTTTATACCGCCTACAAGAAAGGCGTCAAACGAGCCGAAACTGAATACAATAAGCGCGTCAATGACGAGCGCAAAAAGGATCTGATGTTGGGTGCAATCAAACGGCGCAACCATCAGGACAAATTGGAACAGGTACTTGGTCGCACCTATACTGATCTGAAAAAGATAGATAGCGCGATGGAAGCCGGAATTCGTAGAGAAATTGCGTTAGGGCTCGAAGCTGGCGAAGGCACGGAGAAAATAGCAAAACGGATCCGTGACCGGGTGGAGAAGATAGGCAAGACTCGAAGCCGCACATTGGCACGAACCGAAGTCATCCGGGCTCACCATGCAGCCAACGTTGCAACCTATCGAGAGGCCGGCGTAGGAAGCGCAGAAATACAGGCAGAATTCAGCACAGCCGGGGATGCGCGAGTATGTAAGAAATGCGAAGGACTCGAAGGTACTGTATATTCTTTAAACAGAATCGAAAATCTGATACCAGTACATCCGAATTGCCGATGTATTGCGATTCCGATCATTGAGCTATAAGGACAGATCTATGCCCTGCGCATGCCAGCCGGTCACCAACAAGCAGCACGTAATGACCCTGCAGCAAGTCGCGGCCCCCATGCGTCAGAACTGGCGAGGCGAGGCGTATTTGATTGTCCCGGTCATCATGGCGAAACTCGGGGTAGTCATGAACGGCGCGACCATTCCCGACGAAGAATTCTTCGCGCCAAGCTGGAATGGCGTACCCGTAACTTTCGGTCATCCTGCAGACGACAACGGCGATTTCCTCAGTGCGAACAGCCCGGAGGTGTTGGATCGGTGGCAAGTAGGCTATATTTTCGGCACAGAATACCGTGGCGGGGATCTGAAAGCTGATGCCTACGTGAATATCGAACGAGCGGAAATGTTGCGGGAAGGATCAATCGAGGCCCTTGAGACAGGGGAATTAAAAATCGATGTCAGCACCGGGTATTTCTGTGAACACGATAACGCCCAAAACGACATCACCATTCATCGCGACATAAAGCCGGATCATCTGGCAATCTTGTTCGATATCGAAGGCGCCTGTTCTTTCGAGGACGGGTGCGGCATTCGAGCCAACCAGCAAAGAGGTAAAGTCATGCCAAACGAGCAAACCATGAATCGCAAAAGCGCGTTGACCACTGCCATTAACGCGATCAATTCAGCCTTTTCGACCAGTTCCAAAATTGACGCCAACGGCGAAAGCGAATTTGACAAGGCGCTAAAAGTTGAAGCAAACCGCCGGGGTGCTGATGATGATTTCCGTCAGATGGTAGCGGATCTGGTCAGCATGAACGAATCGCCGTTTATGCCAGAAGATATGTACGGCTTGATGGATATGTCGACGGAAACATTGCGTGTTCTGACCCAAGGCTACAAAGCCGCGGCCCAGACCGTAGAAAGCAATGGGGGTGTGTCAGCCGACGACCCTGCAACTGACCCCGAATCAGGGGCCAATGACGAGGAGGGCGCTACAATGCCTGAAAACAAAGCCCCGGCCCAGCCGGAAGTAGCACAAGGTCTGAGCGACGAGGATAAGCAGGCGTTGGCGTTTGCGCGTAACCAATACGCTGAACATCGCAATTCTCTTGTGGCTCGCATTACTGGCAACAGCGATATGACCGAAGATCAGATGAAAGAAATGGATGTCCCTACTCTGGAAACCATCGCCAACGGGATCCGTCCTACAGTTGATTATGGTGTACGTGGCGGCAATCAACCGCTGTCAACTCAACAGGACGAATCCGAAGCGGAATCAACAGCAGCAATGCAGATTCCCAACGTGTTCGCCATGAAAAAGGAGGGCTAAGATATGCCAAGCAATAACACTTCGAAAATCATTTTCCTCAAAGGCTGTCCGATGGGGAAAGAAGGTGTCGCGGGTGCGGCTGGCATTCTGCCCGGTATGCTCGTTGAGGATGTCGGCGGAACCGTCACTGCACACTCAACCGTGGGCGGCGTAGCTGTCCCGGCTTTTGCCCGACCCAATGAAGTTGTGGGCGATGGCATCGACACTGCTTACGCCGATGGCGATACCGTCCTGTACGGTGTGGCTTATTCCGGTATGGAAGTGTACTCGTACATCGCTGATGGCGAGAATATCGCGGCTGGCGACTACCTCGAAAGCGGTGGCAACGGCCAATTCGTAACCGTCGCAGCCGGCCTTGCTCTCGTTAAGGCACTGGAAACGGTGGATAATACAGCGGGTGGCGCACCAGCCCGCATGAAAGTGGAGGTCATCTAATGCCAAAGCCTGATATTGCAAACGTAAATGCCGCTGGTCAGGTGATGGGCACTGGACGCCTTAACCTGAATGCTCAGCGCCCGTACCTTAACGAGCAGGGGCAACCCCGCATTGTAGGCAACAACGGCAAGCCGCTTGTCGCCAACGATGGGGCGCTGCTGCGTTATGACGAATGGAAGGATATCGACACCGAAGTTGTGAAAGTCGCAACGGATCGACTGGTCGGTGTTCGGGATCTGCAGGCGCGTGGCCTGATTCACAACCTTGGCTCAATCGGTATCACCCTGAGTCAATGGGAAGAAGAATCAGACATGACCGCGGCTGACGTATCCATGTCCGGTATCACCGAAGCGGAAGGCGACACACCGGCGTGGAATTTGCGTAACGTGCCTGTGCCGATCTTCCACAAGGATTTTCAGGTGAACATTCGTCGTCTGGAAGCCTCGCGCATGGTCGGTGAGTCCCTCGACGTAACAGCCGCTTCTATCGCCGCTCGTCGTGTGAGTGAGCGTTCAGAGGACATGCTGTTTGCCGGGGAGCCTATCGTAGTGCAGGGAAACAACCTGTACGGCTACACCAACCTACCGGGCCGTAATCAAGTAGATCTTGATACGAATTGGGATGCTATCGCGCAAAACGGCAACGGCACCATCATCGACGATGTAAATGCGATGCTGCAGGCCGCGCGTGACGACAAGCATTTCGGCCCGTTTGTCCTGTATGTCCCGACCGGCTACGAATTCAAGCTGGACGAGGATTACA